CAAGGCAATGGCCGCGTACTGGCGTGCGAAAGCCCGATACCTACGTCAATACGTACGCCACTGGCTTTCCTTTCCGTATCTCTGAGGATTACTTCACCGACACTGAAATCCCTGATCAAATCAAGCGTGCTCAGATTGAGCTTGCTGTCTACCTCAAGAACAACACGGACGGCATCAGCCTTAGCGGCTTGAACGATTTCAAGAACGTTCAGATCGGCAGCTTGAATGTCACGCCTGACAAGTCTGGTGCTGTTGGTGCTGATCATGTTCCGCCGATGTTTGAAAGGTACTTGACGGGTCTTAGAATTAGTGGACCAGGCAACATCGCTATCAAACGGAGCTGACCATGTACGCAGACCTTTCAGGCGGCTTCGAATTCATCTCGGATGGCAGTGCCCATACCGGCAGGTTCAGCAAAATCTATTTCAAAGAAGACAGCGTGATCAGTGCGATCACGGTGAAGAACGCAAGCGGCAACAGCTTGGCTGGCGAAACCTTTGTCGCTGACACTTACATCTGCGGGATCATCACCAGCATCACGCTGACCAGCGGCGCTTGCTTGGCCTATAACCTCTGATGGCACTTGCTGATTCTCTGGCAAGGGTTGCAAGCAATGTGCTGAAGCAATTCGGTGGTGATGTGACAGTGCGTTACGTCACGGCTGGCAGCTATAACGCCACAACCGGCGCAATTACGGAAAGCGAAAGCGACACAACGGTTCCAGGCATCTTGGAAGATGTGAACCTGCGTGAGGTAAACGAGCTGGTACAGGCTGGGGATAAGCGTTTAACGGTTGCCGCTGATGACCTTGCCACTGCGCCTGAGACGAAGGATCGCGTCGTTATTGGCAGCGTTGTTCATCAAATCATCCGTGTGGAGACAACGGAACAGGACAACAGCGCGATCATTCACGAGCTGATTCTGAGGGCATAACGATGACGCGTCAGATCAAAATCACGCAGATCGCTGACCACATGCGTGGTGAGGTGCAGCAGCTTGTGGTCGCTACAACGCTTGAATGGGAGCGGCGCGTTAAAGAGAAAACGCCTGTTGGCGACACAGGCAACTTGCGCAACGGTTGGCGATCTGAAATCAGACCATTTCTTGGCGAAGTGATCAATCCCGTTGAATACGCTGAGCCTGTTTGCTTTGGCAATAATTTGCCACCGTCTTGGCAGGGTAAATACCGCACACGCCAAGGGACAGTCCCTGGTTTCCCAGAGTTAATTGGTAAAGAGCTTGAGGCGTGGTCTAAGACCCAATATCGTCGGATTGTCGCTAAGAACTGATGGCTGCAGCTGATCTCAACACCATCAGATCGACTATTGAGGGCAGGTTGGCGACTGAGCTTGCCAGCAGCCCTGCCATCCCTGTTGTGTTCCACAACATGGCGTATGAGCCGACGCCAAACAGCTCATGGGTGCAATGTCTGACAAGCTTTGGCGCTAGCGAATATCTCGGCCAAGGTTTGACGACCAACTCCCAAAACCGGGTTGTTGGTTTGGTTGTGATCAACATTTTTTCAGGCAAGGGCGTTGGCCCAGGAGCAAACTATGTGATTGGTAAACGCATTCGGGATTTGTATAATCGAGTTATCGTGTCGGGGGTTTACTTCGACGCTCCTATCGGTCCGGAGGCACTGGCTTCGCCAGCTCCCGAGGGCTATTTCCAAACCCAGGTCCGTGTGACCTTTGAATCCATCGAGGAACTCTGACCATGGCCACCCTTCGAGGCGAACAAGGCGCAGTACAGTTTGAGACTGGCGGCGGTTCACTTGCCACTGTCGTCGGCACTCGTAGCTGGTCGATGACAATCACCAAGGAAACTTACGAAACCACCGATCACGGCGACACCTTCCGCAACTACATTGGCGGCTTAATCAGCGGTTCTGGCACTGTTGAGCTGGTCTACGACCCAGACGCAACTGGTCAAGCTGGTTTGATTGAGGACATCGTTAAAGCAAACGACGCTACCGATGCCAGCTTTGAGCTGTTTACTACAGGCACTTCAGCTGCCACTGACAGTCTTGCCTTTGGCGGAATCATTACTGACATGGAAATTACTTCTGCTGTTGGTGAGCTTGTGATTGTCACTTGCAGCTTTGTCAGCAGCGGCACTATTACTTCTAACCTGCAGTAACAGAGCTATAGTTTGAATGTTTCGTTCAAGCTATTGAATGCCTGCTAACAATCGCACTGTGGATTTGCTGGTTGAGGCGTTTGACCTTAACCAGCGCCGCAAGTTCGAGCTGAAAAATGCCGATGGTAAAAAAATCGTCGATTTGTTTTTTAAGCCAATCACACGCGCAGATCGCAAAAAGGCGCAGAGCTTGGCTGGCACTGATGAAGCTTTGGACATCAGCACGCAGATGTTGTGTCAGATGGCAGAGCTTGAGGATGGCACCAAAGCGTTTGCCTCTGCCGATGCAGTCAAGCTGCAACGCCAGTTGCCAGAAAACGTGCTCAACGAAATCGAGCTGTTCCTGTTTGGGCTAAATCAAGAGGCTGACCTGGAGGAAGCAAAAAACGAATAAGGCAGGACAGTTGGCTCAATTTTGAGTTTTTTCTGGCCTGCGAGTTAGGTATGACTGTGAGCAGGCTTCGCACGGAACTGACCGATGCGGAGCTTGTGCATTTTGCTGCTTATTACGAGGTGAAAGCCCAGCGAGAAGAAAAAGCAATGGATCGCGCAAAAATGCGACGGCGGTAGACTTCCAGCAGTGCTGGTGGTCTGTCGTGGCAGAATCCAACGTCAAACTAAGAGTTGACGCGCGGGATGCTGTCAATGCGTTGCAGCAGACCAACCGCGCTAGCGAAAAGCTCAACAACACGCTTGGCAAGACTGAAAAAAGAGCGGCAACTGCGACTGGCAACATTCAGCGGATGGGCGTGTCGTTTAGAACGACTGCCGCATCCATTGTTGCGATTACGGGTGCCGTTACTTTCTTTAGCAGAAGCCTCAATGTCCTTGGCGAGCGTCAGGCCGATGCGGCTGCATTAGCCAACGGATTGCAAAAGTTAGGCAAAGGAGAGGCGGAACTTAAACGGCTTCAAAAGGCTGCTGACGAGCTGGGGAAAGCAACGCTGTTTAACCAAGAGGATTTTGATGCTGGTTTTGCTCTGTTGACCAGCTTCACCAGTATTGGTGTCAACAGTTTTGAGCGTGTCGCCGAGGCTGCGGCAGACGTTGCTCAAATCACGGGTCAAGATGTCAGCAGTTCGCTGTTGCAGCTAGCCAAGGCATTGCAAGATCCGGTGCGCGGCTTGACTGCCCTATCGCGTTCTGGCACAACGTTTACCGATCAGCAGAAAGAGCAAATCAAGGCGCTAGTTGAATCAGGCAGGCAGCTTGAAGCGCAAGACCTGATCTTGAGGGAGATTGAGACTCAATATGGAAACGCAGCAAGAGCTGCAGGTTCCGCAGGTTATGCAGGCGCTGTTGATTCTCTTGGAGAAAGCTTCCGTGATTTTCAAGAGCGATTAGCGCAAGGCGTAGAGCCTGCGGTCCAAGGGACATTAGTGGCCCTTACGGATTTGTTTGATTTAATCAACAAAATCCCTGAGCCTGTGGGCCAAGCCGCGTTGGGTGTCGGGGCCACGGCAACTGCAATCATCGCATTGAAGGCAGCTGCAGCGGCAGCAATACCTGTCGTTAAAACTCTGTTCGCTCTTGTTGTGGCGAACCCGTTTGTTGCGCTAGCTGCAGGCGTAACAGCTGCGACAGTGGCGCTTGCTGGCTATAGAAACGAGTCAGAAAGAATTGCAGATGCTGCGGTAGGCGGTGATGCTGCCGCGGTGCAAGCTGCGCGTGCAAGATTGCTTGAGACTGAGCAAGAAATTAGCCTGAAAAAACTTGAGCTAGAGGGTGCAACGGCTCAGAAGGCTCAACAAATAAGGCGCGAACTAAAGCGGCTGCGTGACGATGCGGAGACACTGCGAAAATCTATCCCTAAGGTTGCAGATCCAGCCGCAAAAGACGTTGAAAATGTAATCAAACCTACAGGCGGTCTACCTAAGCTTGACAAAAAGAAGACAGGGAAGACTGATCTAGAGCGGCAACAGGAAGCAGCCAGCAAGTTGTTGAAAACGCTTGAAGAGCGTCAAACACTTGCAACTGCGTTGACCTCGGACGAGCAGAGGATGCTGCAGTTGAAAATTGATCAGGCAAATGTTGATGAAAAATTTCCACTGTTATCTGCTGAAACGCGCGACAACATTAAGGAACAACTTGAGGCGTTGTATGCGCAAGAGAATGTCACGCAAGCGTTGAAAGACGCGGCCGATGATCGCGCCAAAAAAGAAAAAGAAGTTGCAGACAAACAAGCCGAGCAGGCGAAAAAACTAGAAGATCTCTATAAAAACGTTGGCACTGCCATTGAAAACTCAATAGTTGACGGGATCATGGGTGCGATTGATGGCACTCAAACCCTGCAAGAGACTGTTGCTGGGCTTCTTAAGGACATCGGCAAGATGTTCTTGCAGTTCGCCGTCAGAGGCTTATTGCAATCCACTGGGTTGCCAATGTTTGCCGCTGAAGGTGGTTACGTCTCTGGCGCCACCAATGCTGTCGTCGGAGAGGCTGGGCCTGAATACATCATTCCCGAGAGCAAGATGCGTGAAAGCATGGCGCGGTACTCGCGTGGTGCTCGCGGCGCTGCTGTCATCCCTGAGAACGGTGAAGGTGGCACTAACGGCATGGGTGGCGGAACAGCAGTTGCCGCACCAATCGACGTTCGTTTCAGCGTGGAACGCATCAACAGCGTTGATTATGTGACTGCTGATCAGTTCCAACGTGGAATGCAGCAAGCGGCAGCTGACGGCGCGAAACAGGGCGAGCAACGTGCCTTGACTACTCTTAGGCAGAACACATCACAGCGCCGGAGGATTGGTCTCTGATGGCAGATCAAACGTTTGTCGTAACCGTTGTCGCCAGCACTGGCGGCAATCGTTATCGCTTTGATGGTGGCTCGCTGGATGCTGAAACACTTGAGCTGACAGAAGGCAAGACATACCGATTTACGCAGGAGCACTCAAGCAACTCAGGTCACCCGCTTCGATTTAGCACCACACCAGACGGTACTCATGGTGGTGGTTCGGAGTACACAACAGGCGTAACGACTGCTGGAACACCCGGCAGCTCAGGCGCTTACACAGAGATCACGATTGCCTATAAGGCACCGCTGCTGTTTTATTACTGCACAAACCACTCTGGTATGGGTGGCGCTGCCAAGACCGTTGGCATTGAAGCCAGTGATGGAGGTCTTGCATTTGGTCACTATCTGACCTTGCGCTCGCCTACGACTCTGGGTGACTTCAAGTTTCAGAACTACTGGGTCGGCGAAAACGCAGACTTCAACGGCACTGCCTTTGGCTTTTTGCCGTTTGCGTTTTCAGGCGTGACGATTACAAAGGCTGGCGACAACCAACCTGCAACCATTGCTTTCCCAAACAATGAGCTAAGCCGTCCTTTTGCAACGATTGCAGTGCAGGATGAGTATCTAGCCAACGTTCGCACCGTGTTGATCGACCCAAACAACAAAGACGGTTACACCTTGCTGAATCAGTACATCGGGCAAATCGTTAGCGCCAAATGGGATAGCACAGCGTTGACGTTAGAGATGGC